GTTGGAGGAGACATGTCTTTGAAGCCCTGTCCAAAAGGTACAACAGTGAATCCTAAATTCTCTAGGTTCTGGGTCATTTGAACTGCTCCCCAGCGGTCAAAGGCAATCTCACGGATGTTATATTTCATTCCAAGTTCCTCAATGAATGTCTCAATGAATCCGTAGTGGACCACGTTACCTTCTGTTGTTAGAAGGAAGCCTTGTTTTTCCCACACATCATAATTGACATGATCCCGTCTAACCCTAAGGTCAATGCTGTCTTCTGGAATCCAGAAGTATGGAAGAACCACATACTTATCATCTTCATCCAGTGGTGGGAAGACAAGTACGAAGGCTGTAATATCAGTGGAAGAGGAGAGGTCCAGTCCGCCATAGCAGACGCGACCTTTGAGGGCTTCTGGATTAACTGGGAAAGCACAGGCATCCCATTTATCCATAGGCATCCATCGAATAGCCTGCTTAACCCACTGGTTAAGTCGTAGTTGCCTGAAGCTGTTTTCTTCAGCGGGGTTTTGTCTTGCAGACTCGTAGGCCATCTTTACTTTATCCATACTGACAGTGATGCCGAGGGATGGATTTGCTTTCTTCCACACCTTTGGATCAGACCAGTCATCTTCGAGATCTGCACCGTAAATGACTGGGTAGAAAGTAGGATCATTTTTCCTTCCTGCCATGATGTCTAGAGCTTTCTGATGCACTTCCCAGCAAATACTGTTTTGATTATCTCCAGCAGTGGTGATTAGAAAGTACAAAGGCTGCATCCTAGCATCACCACTACCTTTTGTCATAACATCATAGAGTTTTCGGTTAGGTTGAGTATGGAGCTCATCAAAGACAACCCCATGGGTGTTGAAGCCGTGCTTGTTTCCAACATCGGCAGAAAGCACTTGATAAATACTTCCGGTGGGTTGGTAGATCAGTCTTTTCTGTGAGTCCAGAATCTTAACCCTCTTGGATAAGGCTGGGCACATACGCACCATATCAGCAGCCACGTTAAAAACGATGGAGGCTTGGTTACGATCTGCAGCGCAGCCATAAACCTCAGCACGTTCTTCGTTATCTCCACAGGTTAAGAGCAGGGCAACAGCCGCCGCCAGCTCACTTTTCCCCATCTTCTTTGGTATTTCTACATAGGCAGTATTAAATTGACGATAACCATTTGGTTTTATGGTTCCAAATAAATCCCGGATGATTTGCTCTTGCCAATCTATAAGTTCAAAGGGCTTTCCTGCCCAGGTTCCTTTGGTATGGGAGAGGCATTCAATAAAACCTACTGCATAGTCCGCCATCTCCTTGCTGTAATGTGAATCCTTCGCCATGTATGATGTTGGTTTATACTTCTTTAGTTTTCGGATATGCGGTCACCTCCTTTTAAAAGACATAAAAAATAGACCCTAAGGTCTTCTGTAACGAGGAATAGAGCCATACAGCCCTGTTCCTTTTATGCGTTTTATCTTGTTGTCAATTGTATTCCTTCATGAGTATTTCAAGCGCAGCTTGCGCATTGGCGTCGATGGGTTCAATGTCCCAGCCTCTATCAAAGTTTGCAATGATCTGGCCATCTCGCTTTAGCATCAGTTTTGAAATCCTACCTTCATCAATGCCGTAAGGGGAGCCTAAGTCAAAGCTTTTGATCCAGTAATGAATGGTTCTGTTTTCGACTTCGATTTTGCCTTCTCTCCACATGGTCTAACCCCCTTAAATCCTAACCAAGATTGCTGGTAGAACTTGCTTTTCGCCGGTCTGCCAGTCGGTGTAGCTTGTCTTAACCTTGGTAAGTCCGTCCATCTTGCAGCCGTGCTTTTCAAATTCGGCAAGGGTTGCGATCAGCCCTGAGAAGGTGCTTGAAATGGTGATGTGGTCGATTCCATAGGCTCTGCAGGCATTAACAATGGGTTCAATGTTGCAATCCCAAATGACCTCAGAAAAGTCGATGGTGTCGTTTCCTGCTTCCTTGCTTCTTTCGTAGGCCCAGTACATAGTGCTGTTGATTCCAGACTCCTTAAAATTTGCGCCAGTTGCTTTGGCTTCTTCAAATGCTTTGATTTCTTTCATGTTCTCATCCTCCATTTAGTGTGGTTTTGTTTTGGTATTACATATATCACTCTAAACGAGAATAATAGCAAGTCATTTCTGTAGTAAAGAGCAGGTTTTCAGTTTAATCTTCAATCGCACAGTAGCGTGGATAGTCATAGCCTTCAGGATTGGTGAGTATCTTTTCACCAGTATCTTTGTTAATGACTCTAATGCATCGAAGCTCACCTTTTTCGTTGGTCCCACCATCTGACTTCTTGATCCAGGGCTGATCCTCTAGGAAATCACTGGTGAACTTTTTAAACTCTGAATCACTAAGCTCCACTTCTCGAATCACAGTGTAATCAGAACCAATGACGCCATCTTCCTTTGCATCTTCAGTTGCTGCTTTTAGTTCCTTAAGGTTGTAGAACTTTCGACCAAATAGTGCCTTCATTGCTGTGACTCCTTACTGGAATTTTCCTCGATTACCTTGCAGGAATCAATACCGTAAATCACATTTAAGCTGCTGCCGTTATCCCACTGAACCATGATGGAGCCTGTGTCATCCACGCCCCACACGGTGCCTTTTGTGCCCGCTGGTGGTGCTTGCACATCATCCATCCAAAGGAGCTGGACCCTTGCACCAGCAGTGTACTGCTTGCGTAGGTGGGCCAGTCTTTCTTTACTGATCGGTTTCATTGGGAGCACCTCCTTTAAAAGCACTGCTGCCTGAAAGGTTTTGAAGGAGAATCTTTCTGTGGGTTTTGAATTCTTCTCCAATAAATCCGAGACGGAGAAGGAAGCAGCGGAATGCGTATTTTTCATTATCGACTTCTTTTTCTTTTACAGTGATTCTCTTTTGGGTTTTCGCCATCTCACAAAGCTTTGTAATGAACTGGGAGTAGGCTTTTATCTCCTCTGGATTTGGCAGTTTTGAAAACCAAGGGAAGCTAATTCGTTCTTCGTCGGCTTCAATGGGAAGTGCATCCACATTGAGAGCTTTTTTAATGAGGTTTCCTTTTGCATCTAGAAGTTTGGCTAGCTTTTCCAGGTCTTCATCGGAGAGGGAGTCTTTTGGAATCTGGATGATGAGTCCAGTTTCCTCGGTCTCTGCTTCAGCAGGAGTGGGTTCATCCACATCAGCTTCAAACCCTGCATCTTGTAGCTTTTTCATCAGCGTCTTGATATTGTCCTGATCCAATTTGTTGTCAAAGGTTAGCTCTCCGTCTTTTCCGATGTGGTAGGGTCCGACCTGGTAAGCACAAGATGGAACTCCCAGGTATTTTGAAGGAATCTCTGTGATTTCACTGATGAGCTTCACCAGCTTTTTACGTTCGTTACCAGTTACGTTGTAATTGATTTTCATGGTATTGACCTCCTTGTTATTTTGCTTACTACATATATCACTCTAAGTGATGTTAATAGCAAGTCTATCTTTCGATAGTTGTGTTATTTATTTTCAGGGAGGTCACTGTAGCGGTACTCTTTGCCATCACGCAGGAGATAGACATCATCTGAAGTCTGTGCTCCAGAAATGAACCTTTCGACTATGACGTCACAGAACTTCTCATCAAGCTCAATGGTGTGACAGATTCGCTGGGTCTGATCACAGGCAATGAGGGTGCTGCCGGAGCCGCCAAAGGGATCCAGGACGATGCAGTTACTGAGACTTGAATTGAGAATAGGATGGGCCACAAGAGCCACCGGCTTCATGGTTGGATGAGAGCCATTCTTCTTAGGTTTTTCAAACTCCCATATAGTCGTTTGCTTTCTATCGGCGTACCAGTTATGTTTGCCTTTCTTCTTCCACCCAAAGAGCACAGGTTCATGCTGCCACTGGTATGGAGACCTACCAAGGACCAGTGATTGTTTTTTCCAAATGCAGGTGCCAGAGAGATAAAATCCAGCTTCAGCAAATGCCTTTCTAAAATTCAACCCTTCCGTATCTGCGTGAAAAACATAGATAGAGGAGTCCTGTGTCATCACGGCTTCCGTATTGGTAAAGGCCGCCAGTAGGAATTCATAGAAAGCAGAATCACCCATATTGTCGTTTTTGATTTTACCGGCAGAGCCTTCATAGTTTACATTGTAAGGGGGATCTGTCACCACAAGGTTTGCCAGTTTTCCATCCATTAGGAGCGTGAAGGTTTCTGCTTTGGTGGAATCACCGCAGACCAGTCTATGGGGACCAAGCTTCCAGACGTCACCAAGTTTTGTCATGGCGGGTTTTTCCAGCTCTGCATCCACATCAAATTCATC